CAGGTGATGGGTTTGGTTTGATGGCAAATGCAAAGAATATTGTCGGAATATTTAATAGAAATAGTCCAAATACATCAACAATTTCATATGCTAATAGATATAATGGAAGAATACTTGAATACAAATATAATGCAAGTGTTATTGGTTCTGTAGCAACTGATGTAACTAATTTAGTACTTAAAGCAGACAATGATTTAATATTGGATGTTGGTGGTGGTGATAGATTTAGAATCACAAATAATGGAAATGTGTTATGTAATTCATCAACTCCAGCATTTTTTAGATTACCACGAGTTACTACTACTGAAAAAGGTAATTTAACTGGTATGGTTGGTGGTGAACTGGTTTATGATACCGATTTAAATGGAGTATTTTTCTATCAATCATCATCTAACTCGTGGAGAGCAATATAAATATGACAGAGGTAACTTAAAATGGGAATCAAACTTTATCACAATGGTCAATGACAATGATATTGGGTGCCACTTCTAAAGGTGCAACAGTAACTAGACCAACTTAATAAAATTATAACAATTTTAACCAACTAAATAGAACATAGAATCATAGTAGAATTATTGTGTCATGCCACTGAATAAGTTAGATAATTTCCTCAAAAACGTCGAAGGTCGCATACTTTATGTAAGTCCAAGTGATTTGGACGCATCAGATGCGATGTCGAATCAAGGTAATTCGCAAACAACACCCTTTAAAACGATACAAAGGGCACTGATAGAAGCAGCAAGATTTTCATATGTACCAGGAAATAATAATGATATAACAGAGAAGACCACGATATTATTGATGCCTGGTGAACATATAATTGATAATAGACCAGGTTATAAGGTAAAAGATATTGCAGGACAGGCAAAAATATTTTCACCAACTACAAATGGATATGCTGTCGGTAATGCAGATGACATAAACAAAATTGGTTTAAATTTAGATTCGAACTTTGATATAAATCAAGAGGATAATATACTTTATAAGTTTAATAGTATAAATGGTGGTGTGATTGTTCCTCGTGGAACTTCAATTGTAGGATTAGATTTAAGAAAGACAAAGATAAGACCTAAATATGTTCCCAATCCAACAGACACTTCAGTTCCAGAATCTGCGATATTTAGAATTACTGGTGCCTGTTATTTTTGGCAGTTTTCAATATTTGATGGGAGGTTGTCAGAGAAAGTATATGTAAAGAATAATGAGTTTAGTTCTGAACATTTTGTAAAACCCTCTTTTTCACATCATAAATTAACTTGTTTTGAATATGCAGATGGCATAAACAAAGATGAGAATACTAATTTGACAGATCTTAACATGTATTACTATAAGTTATCCATAGCTTATGGTACTGCAACCGAAGATCGAAATATATCAGATAAATTTCCTGGCAGCACAGAGGGATTTGTATCAAAAAGACCAGAGTTTGAAATTGTTGGAGCTTTTGCTGCTGACCCAATTAAAATTACCAATATAGAGTCAGGTTCTAGTGGAGTTGCATCTCCAGTTATTACAGTAACGACACAAGGAGATCATGGTTTAGATGTTGGAACTCCGATTCGTATTAAGGGTGTAAGTGATTCTGATTATAATGTGTCAACTAATGTTGCGACTGTTGATTCATCTAACTCTAGGGTGTTTACATATGTTCTTCCTGATTTTAAATCGGACATCATAGTAAATCCAAATGTCGTTGACTCACAAATAATTGTTGAGACTGATACTGTAAATGGTGCTTCACCATATATCTTTAACATATCATTACGTTCAGTATTTGGTATGAATGGTATGCACGCTGATGGTGACAAGGCAACTGGTTTCCGTTCTATGGTTGTTGCTCAGTTTACGGGTGTATCACTACAGAAGGATGATCGTGCCTTTGCAAAATACAATCCTACCAGTGGAATATATGAAAGTTTATCACAATCTACTGTTTCTGGTGCAGAATTAGCAAATAAATCTTCAGCTGCTAATTCAGAGCAAATATATCATTTAGATTCTGATGCCATTTATCGAAGTGGTTGGGAAACTCACCACGTTAAAATATCTAATAATTCAATTTTACAGATAGTTTCCGTATTTGCGATTGGATATGCTGTACATTTTCAAGCAAAATCTGGATCCGATGCATCAATTACTAACTCAAACTCAAACTTTGGACAGTTAGCTCTTGTTGCAGATGGATTTAGGAAAGATGCTTTCCAGAAGGATGATCGTGCATTTATTACACACATTATACCACCAAGAGCGATAACAACCGCAGAGGAAAATATTGATTGGGTTTCAATAGATCAGAGTAAAAATAGTAATACCAGAAGACTATATCTATTTGGATTCAATGATAAGGATATTAAACCACCATCTCTTACACAAGGATTTAGAATTGGTGCAAAAAAAGGTGATAAGTTATTTTTAGATATTTCTGGTGTGATTAAAGAAGCAGAAATATTGATGCCAAATCAAAATGGAAATCCCACTAATAGTAGTGTGAAGGAAGTTACTGTTGATCATATTCCACTATCTTCAACTGATATTGTATTTAAATCAAATGTTTTATCAGATCATCAATTAGAAACAGGTGAGAAAGTTATTATTACAAGTGATGATGGGGATCTACCTCAAAATATTGAAGAGAAAATATCGTATTTTGTAATTCGTATTAGTGCAGATACATTTAAATTAGCATCATCAAAAACAAATGCTGATAATGGTGAATTTATAAAAGCTTACAGGGGAACAAACTTAAAAGTATTAAGTCGAGTCACAGACAAAAATAGTGGTGAGGTTGGACATCCAGTTCAGTGGGATGGATCACAGTGGTATGTAAATGTCAGAGATGGTAATACTATTGTGGGTGCCTTATCAGGAACTGCAGGTGAAAGAACAGAACCAACTTTTGTAAAAAGAATATCTGATACAAGAAGTCTAGATGAGAGAATATACAAACTTAGATTATCTATTCCAAAAGAAATAGACAATGCAAAGAATCCTGAAAATGGATTTACAATACAAGAATCAGCAAATACAGGTATTTCATCCGTAAGTGATTTTACTCAAAAACCAATATTGACAAGAGAAGACTTCTTACGTGATCGAAATCCAAGATTTATTAGTACATGTTCCTTTACTAATGGTTCAAAGACAGTTTCTATTACAGCAGAAAGACCACATAATTTAACTGTGGGTGATTTAGTCACAATTAAGAATATTACTGACACCAATAATTCTGTTGGTATTGCAAACAGTAGTTATAATTTGGAAACTACTGTCACAGGAGTTCCCAACAGTTTAACATTTGAATATTCCACTGGAAATGTGACCATTCCTGATTTCGGTACAAATAATTTTAATGATAAAACTAGTGACAATGCAATAAATTATCCTAGATTTGAAAGAACAGATATAAAATCAAATATTTACATATTCAGAAATAGTATTGTCTCAGAATACATCAACGACACACAGGATGGTGTTTATCAAGTATTTGCATTAAATTCAAGTAATTTCATTCCCACTGAGTACACAGAATTAAATTACAGTCAAAATGTTGTTGATCTGTACCCACAAATTGACAGAGATAATATAGATGAGAATCCACAAGCATCAAAAACATTTGCTCTTAGATCACCACTTGGACAAGTTATAACAAACGATCCACTTAAGAGTATCACAAGAGAAACAAATGATAAGTTAATGCAGAAAATTGGTGTAGGTATATCAATATTCTCATTTACAGATAATACAACAACAGGTATTGTTTCATTTACACAAGAACATAATTTAGCTGGAATCGTAACTGCCACAATTCATAGTGGTGGTGCTAGTTATACTAATGGAACACACTTGAACGTTAAAGTTTTTAACAGTACAACACAAAATAACTCAACATGGAATGGGACATTAGCAAAAGTTGTAGTTGGTAGTAATGCTGTAAGTTCATTTGAAATAACAAATTCAGGTTCTGGTTGGGTAGCAGGAAATAAGGGATATTTTGATACGAGTCGTGTTGGTGGTAATGGAGTAGCAATTCTAGATGGTTCTGTTTCTGGTGCTGGATTAACTGCACCTAATATTGGTATATCAACAAACCTAGTCATTCAAACTACAGGTATTGGAGTAACTTCTGATGGATACTTCAGAATTACATCTGTTAATGATAAGAAACAGGTGTCTATCGCAAAAACTGCAGGTGATGTTTTACCTATCGCGGGACAGTATGGATTCATAGTAAATCCATCGTCTCAAATCTTAAGTAAAGTTTTCATATCATCATCAGGTATTTCTTCAGTGACAACATTCGAACCTCACGGACTTGTTGCAGGAAATAGATTCCAATTAAATGACTCAAATAATAATAATCAAGGATCATTTGTTGTCAAGACAAGAGTTGGTGTTAATACATTTACTTTCGAATCAACAAGTGATATTGTTACGGCAAATGGACAAGTTTTGAAACATGGTTTATCTGCTAATGATGGAGTATCTGGAAAAGGAGAGGAGAATCTTTCAATTAGAGGTGTGGAATTATTTGATTTTGAAACTGGTAAGTTGCACACTGAAATGGATAATGTAGGATCTGCAGTTACATTCAGTACATCAACTTCAAATGTTCTGGATAGATTTCCATATGGATCTTACATTTTAATTGATGAAGAGATTATGAGAATCTCTACAAATTCTTTAGGAGGTTCAAGTAATCCTATAGTTACCGTAATTCGTGGTGTATTTGGAACATTAACATCATCACATGATGAGGGATCACTAATTAAAAAAGTTAAACCATTCCCAATTCAATTCAATAGACCATCCATATTGAGAGCATCAGGTCACACATTTGAGTATCTTGGTTATGGTCCTGGTAACTACTCAACTGCATTACCACAGGTTCAAGTAAAGACAATTTCTGAAAAAGAAGAGTTCTTATCACAATCACAAGAGAGAGCAGGTGGTGCCGTTGTTTACACTGGAATGAATAGTAAAGGTGATTTCTACATTGGAAACCAGAAGAAGTCTGCACTTACTGGTGAAGAAACATCGTTCGATACACCAATACCATCAGTTGCAGGTGAAGATCCTGGTAGATTAAGTGTAGTATTTGATGAGACAACCATCAAGGAAAGATTAGTGGTTGAAGGTGGTAAATCTAAGACTGCACTCTCTGAATTTGATGGTCCTGTAACATTTAACAATGAAGTTCAAAATAAAGATGTAGTTAAAATTAAATCATCTATACAATCAACATCAGCCACAACTGGTTCATTAGTTGTAACAGGTGGTGTTGGAATTTCAAGTGACGTTAACATTACTGGGAATTTGTCGATTGGTGGAACTTCAACATTTAATAACAATGTATCTCTTGGTGGAACAACTCTAACAATATCATCAAATGTTAATTCTGATGTTCTTCCAGATGCCACTACAAATAATCGTGATTTGGGTAGCACCATTAAGAAGTGGGCAGAGGTTCATGCTGTAGATTATTATGGTAATGGATCAAATTTAGACGGAATTAATAATTCTCAGTTGTTCGATTCAAATGATGTTGAAAGAATTGGTGCTAAAACTTCTGGAGTTATAATCACAGGAATTACAACAATCGCTGGTGCGACTACGATTAGTGGGGATAAAATTCTCATAACAAATGCAGGAATTGGTAATAGTGTATCTTTGACCACCGATGGTGGAATAGAAATAAACAGAAGTTCTAATTCTCAGGGTCCTTACATAGACTTTTCTAGAGCAGGTGGGGATTATGATGCCCGAATTAAAATGATTGCTGATGGTAATGGAACTGGACCAAATGATGGTGATCTAGCATTTGTCGTACCTAGCTCTGGTAATTTAGGTTCTGGCCCTAGAGCTGAGAGGTTTAGAGTTAGAAGAGCTGGTGCTTTAGTCACTGGTGCTCTAGAAGTTACTGGTGACATAACAGCACTTACATCTGACATCAGACTCAAAGATGAAATATCACCAATCACAAAAGCACTAGAAAAAGTTAATTCATTAAGTGGATTTACTTACAAACATAATGAAGTTGCAAAACTTAAATGTGACATAGACACAGGAGATCAAACATATGCTGGTGTCTCTGCTCAAGATGTTCAAAAAGTATTACCAGAAGCAGTTAAACTTGCACCAAGTAACAACGATTACTTGACAGTTCAATATGAAAAATTAGTTCCACTTCTCATAGAAGCAATTAAAGAATTATCTGCGAAGGTCGATGATCTTGAAAATCAAATAAATAACTAAAAAGAAATAATGTCTAACTATACAAAGTCTTTTAATTTTAGAAATGGGGTTCAGGTTGATGATAGTAACTTTATTGTCAATGCGGTAGGACTGGTTGGAATTGGAACCACAAAACCAGAAAAACAATTAGATGTTCGTGGTAATGCAAGTATAACAGGTATAACGAGTTTAGCTGGAACAGTTATAAGTGGAGTGATGACAGCTGGTAATATAAAGATAGATGCTCTATCAGGAGTTCTTACTGCCACTAAATTTGTTGGTGATGCTTCAGGATTAACAAATATTGTTGCTATTGCGACTGATGGTTTCATTGCTAATTCAGGAACATTATCAACAACTGCCAAGGTTGGTATTGGAACAACATTGGTTGGGGCGCAACTAGATGTTCTTGGAGACTCTAGATTCACAGGGGTTACCACTTTCATAGGAATTACTTCAAGTATTGGCACACTATTTGTAAATCAATTTGCTACCAGTGGTATATCAACTTTTGATGGTGATATAGATGCAAATAAACATACAGTACTTAATACTTTGTCTGTCGGTGGTGTTTCAACATTTACCAGTGCTGTTGATGCAAATGGTGGTGCAACCATTGATAACATCCAGATTGGAATAACCAATGATAATGAAATTGATACTGCATCTGGTGGATTAACAATTGATTCTGCTACAGGTCAAACAACTATTGATGACCACTTGGTTGTGTCTGGTGTTGTGACTGCAACTGAATTTAAAGGAGTATCAGGTAGTTCAGTTAATATTGAAAGTGGAACTAATATCTCAGGTGTTACCACATTCAATGACACTGTGGTTTTAGGAGCAGGTGCGACAGTTGGATTTGGAACAACTGCATTTTTCCCAGATAATGTTAAGGCATTTTTTGGATCGGGGAATGATCTAGCAATATATCATGACTCTGTAAAACAACATAGTTACATTCAAGATTCTGGAACTGGAGATTTAGTAATATTATCCAATCAAGTTGCAATAAGAAATGCAGATGAAACTCAAGATATGGCAAGGTTCTATGAGAATGGAACTGTTGAATTAAGATATCAAAATGCCTCTAAATTTGAAACAATTGGAGCAGGTGTATCCGTCTATGGACAATTAAATGTCGCAAGTTTAAATGGTGGTACATCTGGATTATCATCTCACTTTGGATCACTACGATATGGTGATGATAGTGGTGCATCAGATTTCAGCACAAGAAATTCACTAGATTTGATTAACACTGATAGTGGAAATGTAAACTACTATCTTAATTACGAAAGTAAACCAACTACAGGTGACTTCCATTGGCATAAGGGTAAAACCACTACATTAATGACATTGACTGGTATTGGAGGTTCTCTAGGTATAGGAACCACACTACCAATAGCACCATTACATGTTTCAGGTGTGTCTACTTTTACTGGTAATTCTTTCTTCGGGAATGATGTAAATATTGCAAATAACCTAACTGTATCTGGTAATACCAATTCTACTTTCATAGGAGATTTAACTGGAGATTTGATTGGTAATGTCACTGCACTATCAGGAGTATCAACTTTCACTAATATAGTAGTAGAGGGTAAAACTCATACTCAATTTGCAGGCGTTGGTATTGGCACAACTTGTGCTACTGCTAATTACATTGAAACAGTTAACAACGCAGGTTTCTCAACTTCAAAATTCATAGTTACAACTGATGGTAATGTTGCGATTAGAACAGACACCTTTGATAATGGTGTAAACATAAGTGCTCGTGGACAAAAAGTAACAATAGGTGCCGTTGGTATTGGAACTTCTGCACCTCGGGCTGCTGTTGACTTCAGTGATGCTGGAAAAGATGCAACTGGAACTGATGTCAATCGTATGTATATGTACCCACCAAAAATTACCACATCTCAGAGAAATGCTTTGACAGGTTTTACGGATGGTGCTATAGTATTTGTAACAGACTTTGCTGGTGGACCTAAACTTCAGGTAAGAGTAGGTAGTGACTGGATTAATCTACATGCCTGATTAAATAAATTTAATTTCATTATGAAATTTGAAACTTTTAATATTTTTCCCACTACGATATATGTGGGGCAGATGGATGGTCACGAGAAATATAAGAATGATTTTTATAAATTATATCCTAAATTTGACTATGAGGAGAGTGCTATTGATAATACTGTGAGTGAGAATATTGTTAAACCACTCATTCATTTAGAAGATACTTTGGATGATTTATTTAAAGAGGTTGTAAATCATGTTAAAAATTATGTTTGTGATGTTTTAGAATATCGAGACATATTTGATTATGCAATTACTAAATCGTGGTTATCGAGGGCAAGAAGACCTGATAACGAAATACGATGGCATATTCACTCCACAAGTCATATTTCATTTGCATATTATTTAAATATGCCTGACAACTCACATTGCATTGAGTTTGACAATAATTGTAGTAAAAATATGTTTTTTACTGGTATAAATGTAGAAGACGATAATAAAGAGAGAACAATCGTGGATCAATATAATGAACTTAATGCACAAAATTTCTTTCTACATCCACCAGAGGGAACACTTGCACTTTTTCCAAGTAGTTTATGTCATAGTACTAGATTTACTGGAGGAGATTTTTCAGGAGAGAGACTTGCGATTGTGGGAGATGTGACTACGATATTAAAAGATGATGAATTTGGATTTTCAACTGGATACATATCGGATAAATATTGGAAAAAATACTAAATAATTAAAAAAAGAGATAATGTCTACACCAACAACAGGTCCTATAAGTTACAAAGATCATATAAAAAAGGAGTTTGGATTAGCTCCGAGTTTTGCTGCATATCAAAGTTCTAATTCAAATTTTGCAAATAAAAACGTAGGGTCAATGACCAATTTACCTCTAGATGAGGGTATTCCGACATCAGGATCCATGAAATTTAGTGATTTCTTGAATAAAAGATTGAATGTTGTTGTTGTTTTTGATAAAGAATCAATAAGAAAGAATTTTAGAACAAAATATAATGGTAGTAGTGAGGGTAATGGTTTGTTTGTTGTTGGTGGACATACTGGTCAACCTTCAACTCCTGCAGGTCATAGAATCATTGCTGATGTTAATGTGACAATAGGGTCAACACATCAGAGTCAGGGTAGTGGTAAATCTGTCAGAAGAAATGTTGCTTTTAATACAGGAACTTGGCCAGGTGGTTCAGACACACATTTAAGAATTAACGTAGGTTCAAATGGTAAAATTTTGGGTCAAGGTGGAGACGGTGGAAGAGGAGCTAATGCAGGAAATAATAATGGAATTAATGGAAAATCTGGAGGATCTGCAATAGGAATCATTGATTCAGATGTAACTGTCACTATTAAAAATCTAGGACAAATCAATGCTGGATTTGGTGGTGGTGGAGGTGGAAGAGGAAAAGGGCAGAGTCAATCCACTGGTAAAAAAAGTTCAGTTTATGCAACATCCTCTGGTGGTGGAGGAGGTGGAGGTCAAGGATTTCCTGTCGGTTTAGGTGGATTGAAAGGAACAGGTGCAAGTTATGGAACTAATGGATCTAATGGATCTAGAGGAAAGAAAATTCTCTCTGCTGGTGGAGGTGGAGCTGGAGGAGGTGGTGGAAGTAATGCTTTCACTGGTGGTGGAGGTGGAGATCCAGCTGGAGATGGTGCACAAGGTGGTGGAAATGCTGCTGGAACTGGTCTTGGTGGAAATAATGGATATACCATTTTAAATGTTCAGAGTGGAAGTTTTAATAGTTTATTTCCAGAGGGTACAGGTAACACTTCTGGAGTATATGCTGCTAATGTTAACTCAAATAACATTTATTAATTAAATTTGAATGATTCAAATTAATATTATATTTAAAATAATAGAAAATTGTCCAGAACAGAAATTGTTTGTAGTTAAATGTTGTAGGCAAAACTCATCAAAACCAATTGATGAACATAAAAAGATAGCAATATCTTATTGTAATCTAGATTTTAGTAGTACATATAATTTTGAGGAAAGTTTACGATCAATACTGTGTAATGAAATCATTTCAAATTTTGAAAACGAACCAGTTTTGGAAGAAAATAAATCAACTGAAGATATAAAATCCATAAGTGTGGATGATCTACTAGATAAGGTGGTATCTATACCATTTGGATTTCAAAATGATTTAAAAGAAATTGAATTATGACAACGTGTAGAAGATTTTATCGAGAGAGTGGTGATTTTTCATTATGTGTGAACATAGGTAAAAAAGATTATGTTTTAGCAGAAAATCCTATTGATTCTAATACAATATTTTATTATGGAATTAAAGGTATTGGTAAACTTGGTACGATGTTTTCCGAGGATCATGTATTAGTGAAAGAAGGGGAGTTTGTTGATGTGAGAAGTTATTTACATAAATTTAGAATATTTCATTCACAAGAGGATTTTCATCTAGTTGGATTTAATACTCTTGAAAAAGGTCAGAATTGGGAGGGTAGACTTGTTAAAATTGATGAGACGGTGCTAGATTTAAATAAGTTATACAGACAAACATTTCTCGTATGTTTTAATGGTAAACCTATAGTGAATGATAAAACTATGAGAAGATATGAGTATGCAAGACTTGACTTAAACAAGGAATATAATATAAACTTAGATGGTGGAGTATTAGGTATTTTTTATAGAAATTAATGATAACAAAGAATAATCTAGAAACATTATATAATTGGGCAAAAGGAGTTGAGTTTCCAGTTAAAAAAGCTCCTACGATAGATGGTTATTCAAATAAAGATATAGATTATTATTGGATTAAATCAGTAAAGAAAACTACGATAATACGAGATAAATTAATGACTGATGAGGTGCGTGAAATCTATCAAAACGAAGATATATTGTTCTCAAACTATACTATTTTTTACCCTAATACCATACTAAAACCACACAAAGATCCTGATATTCTACGATACCCATACAAAAGAATTCAAATACCACTTACTGTTCCTGATAGTGAGAAATGTTATATGGATTGGATAAGCATAAAAGATGGAGTTGTTAAGTGGATAGAGGGAAAACCACAGATTTGTGATGTTATGAACTATACACATCAAGCATATAATTACTCTGATAGACCATTAGAAATATTATTTGTTGATGTAAATCATGATGCAGAGGTTAAATTATAAAACTCATACATAACTCTGTATGGTTTGTTCGGAAGATACTATAAATTTTTAGAAGGGATGGTGTAGAGGTCATAAACAGACGTAGAATTATGCGATTCTTACTTGTCTTAAAGTAAGACTAATTGAGTCGTGTTCATATGTGTCAGTTGACATAGTGACACATATATTTCCTATTTGTATTTTTTGTGCTATAATAGTAGATATAGGAGAATTATTTTAATGAATCTTGATAGTGGTAAGTTAATGTTTTCAGGTGGTAACAACGATGAATGTTACACACCTGATTATGGTGTCAAACCTATTCTCAAGTATATTCCAGAGGGTGCTATAGTATGGTGTCCATTTGATACTATTGATAGTGAGTTTACTAAACAAATTTCAAAGCAAAATAAAGTGATTGCTACTCATATTAGTATGAACATTGACTTCTTTGACTTTGAACCTGATTACTGGGATGTAATGGTATCTAATCCACCATTCACAAATAAAAGAAAGTACTTTGAGAGAGCATTATCATTTGGTAAACCATTCGCTTTGATCATGACAAACACTTGGTTGAATGATTCAGCACCAAAACAACTATTCAAGGACAAGGATTTGCAGTTGCTTATGTTTGACAAGAGAATGAAGTTTATTAGTCCAGATGGTAGGAACAATGATAAGATTACATTTAGTAGCAGTTACTACTGTTACAACTTCCTACCAAAACAAATTATGATGGAGGAATTGGATGTGCCACCTAAGAAAGCGTCACAACGCTCCCCTAGTTTGGCAGTTTTACCATTATAATAAGTATATCAACAGGAAATCTATGCAACTAAGACCACATCAAGAGCAAGCAGTTAAAGCAATGCTTCGCAATACTAAAGGGCAAGTGATTGTTCCTACAGGTGGTGGTAAAACTATCTGTATGATAGAAGATGCTAAGAATGAGTTAAGCAGAACAAATACACTTCAGACGATTGTAGTTGTTGCTCCTCGTATTCTATTGGCAAGTCAGTTGTCAGCAGAGTTCCTTGAGTTCATTACTGATGTTAGAGTCATGCACGTTCATAGTGGAGAGACTCATCACTTCAGCACAACTAAGGTTGATGCTATCAGAGAGTTTAACTTCCATTGTGCTAATGATGGTGTCAATCAGTTGATCTTTACAACATATCATTCACTACACAAAATTGTTGAGAGTAATATTGTTGTTGATACTATCTACTTTGATGAAGCACACAACTCAGTTCAGAAAAACTTTATCGAATCTGTAGAGCATTTCTCAATGTATGCTGATCGTTCATACTTCTTTACTGCTACACCAAAGCATAGTCTAACACCATTCAAGGCAGGTATGAATGATAGTGATATATTCGGTAATGTGATTTGCAATGTGCCAGCACCTAAGTTGGTCAAGCAGGGTTACATACTACCACCAAAGGTTGCAGTTTATAAGACCAGAATACTTGAGAAAGATGAGTTGGTTGCTGACAGAGATTGTGAGCAGATGGTAGATGCCATAGATAACTTGGATAAGGACAAGGTGTTGATATGTGCCAAGTCAACAAAACAAATTGTTGCACTTGTATCACAGACAGATTTCGTCAAGCAACTATCAGTTCGTGGTTACTCTTGGATGATGATTACATCTAAGACAGGTGCTATGATTGATGGGGAGAA